CTTGAAAGATGAGCCTACACGTGTGGATAAGGATAAGGTGCGTGTTTTCCAGGCAGCACCTATTGCTCTTCAAATTCTTATCCGAACATACTTCTTACCCGTAGCACGCTTCTTGTCGGCAAATCCTTTGTTGGCAGAGTGTGCTGTTGGTATCAATAGCCACGGTCCGGAATGGCACGAGCTCTCTGAGTTTATGTCAAGGTTTGGGGATGACCGTATCATCGCCGGGGATTATTCTAAGTACGATTTGAGAATGCCCGAGCAGCTTACCCTTGCCGCTTTTAGTGTTATGATTCAGTTGGCTGCTCGTTCTGGGAACTATTCAGAACGGGATTTGAAACGCATGGAGGTCATTGCGTTTGAAGTATGCACGCCACTTGTGGCATACAATGGTACTTTGATTCGGTTAATGGGCACCAACCCATCGGGTCAAAACATGACAGTGTACTTGAATTCCGTTGTGAATTCTTTATTGCACCGTTTAGCATTCAATAGCGTATATTCTTCTGAAGATATGATCGCTATTGGTCATGAGCTAGGTCTAGGACGTCCTGCGCGTGTCCGAGACTTGGTAGCTTTGATGACATATGGGGATGACGCCAAGGGTTCCGTAAGAGAAGGCTATGATAGATTCAACCACATTTCAATGGCAAAGTACTTGGAAGCCAATGATATGAAATTTACCATGCCCGATAAAGAATCGGAACCTGTAGCTTTTATGAACCGTTTTGACGCTGATTTCTTGAAGAGAAAAGACTGTTATAATCCTGATTTAGGAGTGTTCGTTGGACAATTGGATGAGAACAGTATCTTCAAGTCGTTGCATAGTATTCTTTCCTCTAAGACAGTCAGTCCGATGGATGTTTCGAGGAGTAACTTGGAAGGAGCTTTGAGGGAGTGGTTCTTCTATGGAAGAACGCACTTCGAGATGAGGCGCGAACAGGTTAATAAGATTGCCCGTAAGGCGGGAATTGAAAGTGCCGAGTTTGCGAAAGGATATGATGAACGAGTCGAGGAATGGAAATTGAAGTATGAACCTCAATCTGGTGTTCTTCGTCCTGGTGATGGACAAGAAAAACTTGTGGAGGAAGAGATTGAGGAAGTAATTGACTCACTTTCATCGTTGTTGGGACCCCAACCCTTGGAAGATGAAATGGGATATGTTGATGAAGACAAGAAGTCCACTAGGAATTTTGTACCGATCGACTTGGAATGGCGTGTGAAAATGGTGTTAGGCAAGCCTGCACTGCAGAATCATAGCATTGGTCATTTCGGTGAAATGGATTTGGTGTATGAGAGTGGACAGACTATTTTGGTTATTGAGTGCAAGCAAGTAAGGAATGGACCTGATGTACTCGGAACGAAG